GGCGCGACCCCGGAAAAAAGTGACAGAAAAACGCAGTTTTCCATTGGGGAAAGGGGATACCCGCCAAAGCGGCCAAACCTAATTGATTTTTTAAATGACGGACGGCGTAAAACTTTCAAATAAACAGATCGCGGCGCATTTCGGTTTTACCGTTGCCCGAGCTGCTGCTTTGATTCGCCAGGGTATGCCGGTGGATTCCCTGGAGGCCGCCGAATCCTGGAGGCACGCCAGATTACTTCGCGGCCAACGCGGCGGCGTCGAGCAGCGGGCGGCAATCGTCGTTAACCCCGACGACGTCTCGCCCGATCTAGATTTCGAGGATACCGTCGTCCGGCACCGGGAGCTTAAGGAGGCGGCCCGACAAGCTTACATCGCGGCCCGTAACGCCGGGGATACCCAGGCGCCGAAACTATATACGACGTATCAATCTATTATCCAAAGCTTGGTTAAGCTGGAACGGGAATCCCTAGCCCGAAAGATCGAATCCAAGGAGCTGATTAAAACCTCGGCAGCAATCGAGAGGTTTGGGCGGGTTATCGCCGAGATTAAATCGGATATGCTATCCCTCGCCAATTCCATAGCAAACCAGGTTAACCCGGATAACCAGGGTAAGGCGTATAAGGTTATCGACGAAAAGGTTAACGCCCTCTTGGCTAAATGGGCCGGTAGCGCCGACGCGGTAATCGACGAGGCGCTCGACGCCCAGGTCCAGGGGGATCGGCCAGATTTCGATAGCTTACCCCAAGAGGAGGAACCCGGTGAAAACTGACAGTTTCGAGAGGGATATGCGGCGCATACTAGCGCCCAACCCTTACCGGCGCCCGGTTGACTTCCTGGAGCATTTCCTAACCCGTATCCCCTATTCGGCCCGCGGTAACGGCGGGGGTTTCTCGATCTCGACGGCGCCTTGGCTGCGGGAACCCCTGGAGGCGATATTCGACCCGGAGGTCCAGGAAATGGGCGTCCAGGCCGCGGTCCAGCTAGGCAAATCCCTTTTGATTGAGGGGGCGTCCTGCATTATCCCGGTAAACGATCCCGGGCCTACTCTTATCCTTACGGATATCGACCGTAACGGAAAGGATTACCTGGAGTCTCGTTTATCCCGCGTATGGAACGTATGCGAACCGACGCGGGCGCAGCTTCCCGCCGGTATCCCCAAGGAGGGGGTTATTAACTTTGCGTCGAACCCCTGTTGGGTCCTGGGGGCCAAAAACGATTCCAACCTCCACGGGCGTTCGATCCGGTATTTGTTCGGCGACGAGGTTTGGCGTTGGGACCCTGGGGCGTTGGCGAGGGCCGAGCGCCGCGTATCGGCGAACAAGGCCCGGAGTAAGGTCGTATTCGTTTCCCAGGCCGGACTAGACGGCGGGGAATGGGCGTTCTGGTGGTCTGGAACCGATCAACGGGTCTGGACCTGGGTCTGCCCGAGCTGCGGGACGGCGCAGGGTTACGAATGGGAACAGGTTATCTTTCCAAAGGACGCCAAGAAATCGACGGGTTGGGACCTCAACGCGGTTAAGAAGGGGACGACGTACCAATGCAAGGGTTGCAAGGTCCATTTCCCCGACCGGGTTTCGGTCCGTACCGATCTTAACTTAACCGGGCGTTACGTCGCCCAGAATCCCGACGCCTCCCGACGCGGGTACCATTGGAACGCCCTATGCGCCCAGGAGCTTGGTCTGTCCTGGGGCGAGCTTGCGGTCGAATGTATCGAGGCGGCAAGGCATTATAACGAGAATGGGGATAACAGTAAGCGCCGGGATTTCCTTATGCAGCGCCTGGCCCGGACGTACAAGGAGGAGGCCGACGAAATCCAGATCGGTGCCGCGGAAGGGAAATACAAGCTCGGGGAGGTTTGGGACGACGAGGGCGGGTTCGTAATGGGCAAACCCAGGCAAGGCCGGGACCTTACCCAGGATATGCGGTCGGCGCCGGATTTCGTCCGTATGCGGTTTATGGGCGTCGATTTCCAGCAGAACGGGTTTTATTGGGTTGTCCGAGCCTTTTCCGGCGATGGGCGATCTCGTTTGGTCGGCTGCGGTTTCTGCCTTACGATTGCGGAGCTTGTGGACCTGGCGAAACGTAACGAGGTACACCCTGCTAACGTATTCCTGGATTCGGGTTATAAGCCCGACGACGCCCTTATGGCGTGCGCTGCCCACGGTTGGACGGCGACCCGCGGCGACCAACGTAACGAATTCCCCTGGAAAATCCGTACCCCGATGGGGAATAAGATCGAAATGCGGGCGTATTCGACGCCGGTCGTCGAGGCCGTTGGGCAAAAGCGATGCAAACGGTTTTATTTCTCTAATCTGCGTACAAAGGATACCCTAAGTATGCTTATCCGTAAGGGTTTAAATACCTATGCCGAGGACGCCCCGGAGGAATACCTTAAGCAAATGCAATCTGAGCGCCGCGAGGTTAAGACGGGCGGGCGTCCGGTTTGGGAGCAGATTGACCGGAGGCCGAACCATTTTTGGGATTGCGAGGTTATCATTACCCTCCCCGCTATGGCGTGGCGTCTGATCGGCAAGGCGGCGCAGCTGGCGGAGGAGCCGGTACCCGAGGAGGAAACGCCCCAGGAGGGTTGAACCGTGGACAACCCGTCCCTAGGCGTATTGACAAATCGAGGAAATCGGGGAGATTTCTTTTGCGCCTCTTACGTTCGGGCTTGTTCGCGGGGGTGGCAACGGTCCTCGCATCGCATAGGTTGCGGGGATCGTCCGTTTTTTGACTCCCGCGTTGCGGTATGGCACGTCCGACGGGTTGTTTCCTTATTCTTTCCCAGGCCCGAATCGAGGCCCTGGTCGATAAAGCATACGAAAACCTGGCCTCGGGCCGCGTCCTTATGAGCTACTCCGATTCCGGGACGAGCGTAAGCAAGGATTGGCCGATGGAGGTTTCCCAGGTCCTGGTCGAATGCCGGTACGCCCTCCAAATCAAGGACCCGCAGCAATACGGCGGGATCGACCGCGTCCGCGTTTATAACGGCCTTTGGAATTTCCGGGGCCTTTAATTTCGATCTATGGCCCAGAATAACAAGGAAAACCCCCTCAAAAAGGTCCGCAAGGCGGTCCGCGACGTCAAGGCATACGCCAAGCGCAAGGGCCTAAAGGCGAAAAGCTACGGCGGCGCCGGTGGGGGATCGGGCATTTTCTCGCAATTTGAGGGCGCCAAGTATAGCAATAAGCGCCAATGGGTTAATACGCCCTGGCCCGCCGACCAGAAGCGGGTAATGACGACGTTCGACCGCCAGGAGCTAACGCGGAAAATGCGTTGGTTGGCGGTTAACGCGGGTCTCGTCCGGCAGCTTATTGCCGATATGGCCCTTTATGCGGTCGGTTCGGGTATCCGCGCCCAGGCCGCAACCGGCGACGCCCAGATTGACGCCCTTTACGATTCTTACTTTTTCGATTGGGCCAACAAACCTTGCGAGATCACCGGCCGCTTTAATTTCTGGGAGGCGCAGCTTTTAATGTCCCGCCGGGTCGATATCGACGGGGAAATCTTCGTCCTTAAGACGTTTAGCTCGTCGGGAACCCCTTTAATCCAGCTTATCGAATCCCACCGCGTCGGGGCCTCCTCGGCGGCCCAGGGACAGGTTGACGGGGTCTGGGACGGTATCGTATTTAATAAATTTGGGGCCGTTGTCGGGTATAATGTTATCCGATCCGACGGTACGGCCCGCAATGTTTCGGCCAATTCTATGCTGCACGTCTACCACCCCGAAAGCTCCTCCGGCGCTCGGGCGTATAGCCCCCTCCAGCATTCGATTAATAACTTGATTGATATCCTCGAAATCCTCTCCTTGGAAAAGGTCGCTATGAAAGTAGGAGCGGACGTGGTACGCACGATCACCCGCGAAAATCCGCAATTCGACGGGTCCTCGTCTGATTTCGAGGCGTTTGGTATGCGTCCCCAAGATTACCCTAACCAGGTTTACCAAAACCCGGAGGAGGTAGGCGCCTTTATCGGCGGCAAAACCGTCGCCCTAGCTCCTGGCGAGGACCTTAAAATGGTCGAATCGGGCCGCCCATCGCCAAACACCGTTTCCGCGATTGAATACCTCGAAAAGGATTCCTGCGCCGGTTTCCTACCCTGGGCCTTTAGTGGCGATCCCACTAAATCGGGCGGCAGCGCAACCCGGTTGGTCGTGGCTAAAACTGAGCGTACGGTTAATTCCCGCCAGGATATGCTAATCCATAGGGCGCTTAACCCGATCTATGGCTACGTTATCGGTACCGCGATTGCCCGAGGCGAGCTTCCGGCAAACGATAATTGGAATAAGGTTAATTGGGTTACCCCGCGCCGGATTTCCGTAGATGCGGGCCGCGAGGCCGCCGCCAACCTGGCCGATATTACGACCGGCCTTAAGACGTTAAGCGATCATTACGCGGAGCTTGGAATGGATTACCGCCAGGAGGTCCGGCGCCGAGCTGCCGACGCCAAGCTTATTAACGATACCGCGACGGAATTCGGGGTCCCCCCGTCGTCGATCTTCGCTCCGGCCAATACTCCTTTGGCCGATATTAACCAGGCTGCCGCGTCCGGGGGAACCCCTGGCCCAGAGTCTACTGATTTCCAACCCCTGTTTAACGGGGAACCCTCCTAATCCCCTACTTTTATGCGTAATCTGTCTAACGATATTCGATCCAACCGTCCGGTCCTTATCCAACCGACCCTTGCCAAGGCGTTCCTGGAACGCTGCGCCTCTTTCCAGCTCCCCCTCGCCGCCAAGGCGTCCGATATGTCGGATATGCTGGAGGCCGTATTCGGCGCCAAACAATCCCTCGGCAAATTTCCCCCCTTTGCGGTCCTGCCGATTAAGGGCGTAATTGGTCGCAACCTGTCCGACCTGGACGCGGCTTGCGGCGCTTGCGATCTGGAGGACGTGGAGGAAATGCTGGAGGAATGCGAACGGGACCCGGCCATTACGACCGTCATCCTGGACGTCGATTCCCCTGGCGGCACGTCGGTCGGGGTGCCGGAGCTTGCCAAGCGTATCCGCGAATGCTCCAAGCGCACGATCTCCTTTACCTCCGGGGATTGCTGCTCGGCGGCCTATTGGCTAGCTTCCCAGGCGTCGGAATTCTACGCAACCCCGTCGTCCTCGGTCGCCAACGTCGGTTGTTATATCGTTTATAACGATATGTCCGCGGCCTTTGCCCAGGAGGGCGTTGCGGTTGACGTCATCCGATCCGGCGATCTTAAGGGCCTCGGGGTTCCGGGTACGTCCCTCTCCAAATCGCAGCGGGACCAGCTCCAGGCCGAGGTAATCGAAATCGCCGACAATTTTAAGGCCGACGTTAAGCTCGTCCGCGAATTCGTCCAGGACGACGATATGAACGGCCAAGCTTTTTCCGGCAAAAAGGCCGCCGAAAAGGGTTTTGTTACGGCGCTAACCAACGGTTTCGACGAGCTTATGCAGACCCTGGACGCCGAGGTTGCCGCCCAGATCGAGGCCGACGAGGCAAACGACGCCGGTGCCAATTCTAGCGCCGCCTACCGCGACCCTAGCGAGGATGAGGGTATGTCCCGCCTTGCTGCCGCCCGCGCCCTTAAGGGTATCCCTGGCGGCCTCCGCGCCCTTGTCGCCAAGGCCGAGAAAACCCCCGAGGAGGAGGAAAAGGACGGATCGGAACCGATGCCCAAGAAGGGTAAGAAGCTTAAGAAGTCTAACGACGAGGACCAGGACGACGAGGAAAAGCCCGACGAGCCTGTTTCCGAGGACGACAAGGAGGAGGGCGAGGAAAAGCCCGAATCTAACGACGAGGAGGAAAAGCCCGAATCCGAGGACGACGAAAAGCAGCCCGACGCGGAGGATTCCGAGGAGGACCCCAAGGCCGAGGACGGCGACGAAAAGCCCGAATCCGAGGAAAAGGACGAGGAGGACCCCAAGGCCGAGGAGGATAACGACGACGCCAAGGAAAAGGCCGAGGAGGAATCTGACACCGGCGACAAGGCCGTCGATACCGACGAGGAGCCGGAAAAGAAGGGCGCCCGTAACCGTTCCCGGGGGATCGCTTGACTCCCGCGTTGGACTAATCGCTTACCGTATGACCCTGGAGCAATCCCTTAAGGCCCTCAAGGCCGCATTCGGCGCCAAATCGTCCGAGGCCGAATCCAACGCCCAGGCGCTTTCCGCGTCCAAGGCGAAAATCGAGGCCCAGGCCGCCGAGCTTTCCGATCTTTCGGAAAAGTTTGCCGCGGTTTCCGGCCTTGCTGCCGAGCGAGACACCCTGGCCGCCAAGGTCGAGGAGCTTACCAAGGCCCTGGCCGCCTCTAACGAGCTTAAGGCCCAGGCCGTCGGCCAAATCGAATCTGCCGGTAAGGTTGCCGCCAAGATCGCCTCCGCGGTTGGCGTTGCCCCCGCAGAAATCTCCCCGGCCGATAACGTCGTCGCTAAATCCAGCGCCGAGGTTTGGTCCGAATATTGTTCGATCTCCAATCCGTCCGAAAAGGTAGCTTTTTACAATAAGCACCGGGCCGCGATTGTCGCCCATTTGGGCATTAAGTAACCCTTTACCCCTAATCTCATCCTAAACTAATATGTCCAACTCCGTCCTCAACCAGGGTTTGGCCCCGCAGTTTGTCGCAGCCGAAACGCTCCGCACGCTCGTCCCGGTCCTTGCCCCTCTCAATAAGATTGTTACGACCGATTTCAGCGCCTACGTCGCCGAAAAGGGTCAGGTCGTCCATACCCGTTATAGCAATAGCTTTACGGCCTCGACCTATTCGTCTGCTACCGGTTTCGTCCCGGAAAACGCCGTCTCTACCGACGTCGCTATTACCCTGGCCGACCATAAGTACGTCGCCGCCGCCTTTACCGATACCGAGGTCGCCACGATCTCGCTCGATATGCTGCGCCGCGTCTTTATCGCCCCTATGGCGAACGCCACGGTTAAGAGTCTTTTCGATTCTGTGATCGCCCAGACGACCGCGGCCAATTACGCCAAGGTCGGTTATTCCGGCCTTGCTGCTAATTTCAACCGCCAGGCCGTCGCCGGTGTCGCTACCAATATGACCAAGGGTAACCTCCCGTTCGCCGACCGCGCTATGCTGCTGGTGCCGGACGCCTTTGGACAGCTCCTCCAGGACCCGACCGTCGCCCAATATCTCTCCATCGGCGATACGTCCGTCGTCCGCGACGGTAAGGTTGGCCGCCTCCACGGGATCGATATTTATGAGTACGCCGGTTGGCCGACCTCTGGTACGACCTTTACCGAGGACCTGGCGGGCATCGCCTCCTGCCGCGAGGGCCACGTTATCGTTACCCGCGTCCCTGCTGCCCCGACGACGGGCGGCGGCGAACAGCTCACCGTCCAGGACCCGGATAGCGGTTTCGCCTTTGCGCTCCGCAGCTGGTACGATTGGACCAAGGGCCTGTCGAATATCTCGGCCTCTTGGATTACCGGCAATTCTGTCGGTAACCCTGGCGCCGCCCTCCGCATCGTCATTACCGACCTCTAATCCGAAAGGGTTAAGGTCCGACGACAAGGCCCCCAGATCGGGGGCCTTTTCTTTTGGCGCCCCCGTAGACCCCTCCAGGAGGTCCGTAGCGGGCTTTTGACTCCCGCGTTGCGGTATGGGCCTATTCGACGCAGAATGGGCGGCAGACGCCGCCGAAATCCTTGCGGAGATTCCCAAGGCCGTAACGGTTCGACGCGGATCGGGCGCAGCTACCGCCTTTAACGTCCTTATGGGGCCGCCTATGGTCCAGCAAAACCTCGAAACCGGCGGTTTCCTTAATACTACTGCGTTCGACGTTAAATTCCTTAAGACGGACGCCAATCTCCACCCTGGTCTTATCGCTTACGGTAACCTGGTGAGCTATAACGGCCTTAATTACCGGATTGTCGCCATTAACGACCGTCCTCCCTCGGCCTGGGTTATCGTCCGCGTCGAGGGCGCCGCCGGTCCTGCCTAATGGCGACGACGGCCCGAAAAAATATCCAGATCGACGCCTCGGCGCTAATCGATCATTTGCACGATTTTGCCTTGGTAATGGGCAAAAGCTTGGGCGAGGTCGTCCGCGACCAGGCGGGCCTATTTTGCCAGGATATGATCGCTTATTCCCGGCCTTTCGGGGGAAAATCCCCTGGGTCTGGCGCCACCGGCCAAGCTAAAACCTCCGGGAATGAGAATGTTAAGAATTCAATCCGCAAAATCTTTCGTCCTCTAGAGCTGGCGACCAAGGAACAGATTGCCTCGGTTGGTCGGTACGACGTTTTTAAAATGTGGACCAAGCGCAAGGGCGAACGGGTCCAAGGCAAAGGAAAGGCAATCCGTTGGCAGCTTTTCCAAGAAAAGTACGCCCGATCCTCCGGCCTAACCTTTGTCGAACCCGGCGACCTGGGTACGATGGGCAGGATTCACCGCGGCGCCCGTAACGATAACGGACGCGGCTCCCTTAATGCTAACGCCCGAAACGCAAAGGAACCCTTTGCAATCGTCGCAAAGGACAAGGATATCGAACGCTATATCAAGCTGCACCAGAAAGACGTCGGTACCCTTAAATCGGCCTATTATTATTCCGGCGTCGGGATTAAGGGTAAGATTAAGGCGCCCGCCTGGGCAAAGCAGGAGGAGGGACGATCTAACGCAATCGCCTTGGATAAGGTCGGACAACCCAAAATGCCCGAGGTTACCGTCGGAAATAAGATTGGGAAAAAGGCCGGAAACGATAAATTTGTACGCCTTGCAATCTCGCATCGGGCTTATGCTATGCGGGTTAAAATGGCCGCAGAGCTGAATAAGCAAAAGGTTCCCCTATGGGCCGCCTCGGCCCAAGGCAAAACCGTCCGAACCGCCAAGTTTTTTTGATTTATGCCTACCCTCTACGGAATCCGAACCGTCGCCGAGCAATCGGTCCTTGCCTGGTTCAATACTAACGCGGCGTACCTCCCCGGCGTGGAGATCAACGCGGGCCAAACGGACGAAATCCGTTCGGTCCCCCTTATCATCCTCCACGCAGAAAGCGCCCGCGCCCACCCCGACCTTGGGGCCAACCCCTTGGGCAATTTCGAGCTTACCTTTAAAATCTACGTCTATTCGTCTGCCGACGATTCGACCCTAGCGCAGCACCGGCAACGGGTCGAGGCCGTCCAGGGGATTATGCAGGACGTCGCGGGGCTAACCGCAGCTTGGACCCAGGGTAGCCTATACGCAGCTTGGGTCGTCTCGGACGACGAGGGCGTTGCAGATCGCCGGTACGGCAATATTATCGAATATACCCTTATTGCGGCCTACCCCCCGCTTACTTGACTCCCGCGTTGCCTTAACAACCGACCAACCTTATGGCCCTCCCTCAAACTTACGGCGTTTCCCACGTTTTCGGGGTCCTCGATTCCGGTATTTTCGTTACGATTCAGACGGATTCCGTTGACCAGAAACCCGCCCTCGACGTCGAGGTTATGGACGAGACGGGCCGCGTTATTACCGACCGCCTGGACGACCAGCGCCTGGAAACCACGATGTCCGGCGTGCTTAAGACGGGCGCCTCGATCCCCGAGGCGGGCCTCCAATTTACATACGACGGTGTCCAATATATCATCAAGGGCGTTACGAATGACGGCGCTAACAACGCCTTTCGTAAGGTTACGATGAAGCTGGTTAAATACCAGGAAATCGCCTAATCGGCAAATATCTCGCCCGTGGCCTCCCGTTGGACACAGGCCGCAACAATCCTGCGACCGGAAATCCTGGTCTGCGGGGTTCGTTTGCTTCCGTTTTGCCTCCGGCACCGCGTCGCCCTGGAGGCAATCGATTCGCCGATCCTCAATACGTCGGAACCCCTTACGGCAAAGCATATGATTGCCGCGGTCCGTATCCTATCGACGCACGATCTGGAGGACATTCGGCGCCCCCATACCCTCCGGGAATCCTGGTGGTTAGGCCGGTTGACGTTTTCCAATACGGTCCTTTCCCAAGAGGCCGCAAAGCTCGCCGCATATATGGAGGCGCAATCCCTTTGGCCTCGTTTCTGGGTTAAGGAGGAATCGGAGGCCCGATCTGGCGGCGTCCCCTGGCCCCTGGCGATTGTCGCCAATCTAACCCGCAACGGTTGTACCCTAACCGAGGCGTGGACGATGCCGGAGGCCGAGGCCGTCTGGCTGCACGTCGCCAATACCATCGCCTCGGGCGCTAAGGTCGAGGTCGTTTCCGACAAGGAATGGGAAGCTATGGAACGGTACAAGGCCGAAGAGGCCGCCAAGCTTGCCGCCTCCAATCCAGGAGATCGCAAAAATTAATTTATGTCCGACGACGTTAAAGTTAAATTTGGCGGGGATTTTACCGATGTTGCCAAGGGCGCCGAAAGCGCCGTCGGTAAGGCCGGGGCGACCCTAAATTCCTGGTTTAACGATTTCGGAAAATCGATGCAAGCTAGCATCCTTTCCTCCCTCGCCCTCGCCAATATCTTTAGCAATTTCGTAAAGGGGGCCGCCGAGGCGCTCCAATACTTCCGCGAAATGGATTTGGCCCTTAAACGGTTCGGGGGTAACGGGGACGCCCAATTCCAGCAGCTTGCCAGGTACGGCAAGGAGGTCGGGGTATCTATGGAAACCGTCGCCCGGACCACTAATTATTTTAACAAGGTCCGATCCGAGGCCGCCAAGGGTAACCAGACGTATGTCTCGATCCTAAAGCAATTCGGGTTTACTCAGAAAGAGATCAATTCCGGCAATATCTCGGCAATCGAGGTCTTGGGGCGCTTGGCCGACGCATACGATAAAACGGGTTACGAGGGCCTGGTCGGTGAAAGGGCGATGAATCTTTTCGGTATCCGAGGGAAGGAGCTTACCGGAATCTTTAAAAATGGCCGAGAGGCCCTAGAGGCGTTTACCAAATCAATGGCGACAATGTCGCGGGAATCCATTACCAAGCTATCGGATACCCAGGCGAAGATCGAGCAATTCCAAAGGGTCCTTAAGCAGACGTTCCAAGAGAAACCCCTGGAATCGTACGCAGAATATTATTCTAAAACGTCGGCCCAGACCGCGGTCGGCAGCGCATACAGCAATGCCTTTAAATATAATTGGAATCCGACCCCGTTTTTTGAATCGTCCCAGACGACCGGCGGCGGGACAATCGCCCAACAGGCCGCCTCGGACGCGGGTATGATTGTTAGCCAGCTTGAAGGGTTCGTCCCAGGAATCCGGGACGCCGTCCTCGTCGCCAAGGAAAACCTTAAATATTTCCATAAAAGCGACCGGGATAAGGAGTATTATGGCAAATTGATTTCGGCGCTGGAATCTCAGATTAAGCAGATCGAGGGCGCTACCAAGGAAAAGAAACCCGGCTTGGAAATCCCCTTGGTTAAGGAGCTGCTTACGTCGTCGTCCCTCCAGGCCATTGGGGGCGGGGACATTTCCTCGGTGCTATCTGGAACAATCCAGGCAAGTATGCTAACCGCAATGCAGGAAACCGCCAATAATACCGGCAAGCTGGCCGCTGAGGCCGACGCCAAAACCGGCTCCACGGCTCCGAACGTCGCCAAGTAATTTATGCCTAACCCATCCATTACGCGGAAAGATTACGGTGATAACCTGGCGGTCGCCACGCCTTTGCCGATTGGATCGGTAACCGTGGACGGTTTCGGCCTCGCCCAGGCCCAGCTTAGTTTTACCGTAGACTCTACGGACGCCAACCTCGGCGCCTATCTGGCGTCCTTTGCCGACGGCGAGGATTATCAGTATAACCTTGGGTTTGAAATGAAATCGTATAAGGTTTCCGCGTCGTATGGCAAGGGCGGCGTCGCAACCCTGGTCGTCGATTATATGGGCGTCCGTCCTCCGTCTGGGTATACCAAGCCCCAGATTACCGGGATTGCGACCTCCACGGCGCAGCCAATCGAGGCGCATCCTAATTTTACCAAGGTTACAAATTCCTCCGCGGGCGGCGTTGTCCTTGCGGGTTACCCTCCGTCCAACTTGGTCGTTAACAATAAACCGATTTTCGTCCAATCGACCGATCCCTATGCAACTTGGACCTTTAGGGGTTTCGGGCTGCGTACCGACGGGGAGGTAAACATTAAGGCGGGTATCCGGCAATACTTGGCCCCCCTAGCGACCGTCCGAGGCCAGATTTTCCTTGGGCCAGGACAATCGTCCAAGGCGGCGGCGTTCCTCCAAAACGTCGGTAAGCGCCTGACTAACGACGATGTAGACGCCTTGGTTATCGACGATATTACGGGGGCGCTGGAATCCGTAGACCAAAATTACGCCCTACTTTCGGCGGCAAACGCGGAATGCATCGGCAACCCCGACAACCCGGCGGCCATTAAAGTAACGTACGATATTATGGTCGGCGGCGAGATCGGTTGGGATAAAGACATTTACGGACTAGCTTCTAATATCCTTTAATATGAATGACGCCGGATTTAACGGAACCGGGTCGCGGTTTAATACCCGTTTCGAGGCCGGTTCGCCGATCTACGCAAAGCAGCTTAACGATCTGGCCGCCGGTATCCAGGCGGCGCTACCCCAACCCTTTACGGGTTACGGGCCGTCGGTATCCTATACTGCGGGCGGCGGCATTATCGCGGGCCAGCTGGAGGATACCCCGGTCGGGGGTAACCTTTGCCCCTTCTCGATCTATAACGTCCACAATACGGACGGGTCCTATTATATCAATATCGCCCCAGGAATGGTTAACAACCTGGTCGTTAAATCGGACGACGGCGAGCTGCTTACTAAGGACCCGCCCCCCGAAATCCAGGTTTTCTCGGGCGGCCTTACGACGACCCTAAAGGAAAACTTTATTTATATCCGTTGCGGGAATACCCCGAAATCGGGATCGACGGAAGCGCAATACCCATCGGTTTCCGGGGAAGGATACCCCTCAATCCGCGTCCGCGAGGCCGCCGACCGCGTAGACGATAACGATTATTCGTATATCCTGGTCGGCATCGTCGGCGGGATTAAGGAGCTTATTCCAGGATCGGACCCGCCCGCCTATTCCGAGAGGTTTATCATTACCAAGCTAATCGGTTGTAACTCCCTATGGTCGGAACGGTTCCGCTGCGGGACAAACGCGGCGACTTATTGGTGGAGCGCCGTATAAATGGCCCTACCCCTTAAAATCGGGGTCCCTTACGTCTTACTTGGTAAGGATAACGGGACGCAACCCCTAGGCGGTTCGATTTTTGGATCAGACGTCGTTACGGGTTTGCTCCAACCGCGCCAACCGGATTTTGTCGCCTACCAATGGTATTACCCAGAGTACGGCCCCGATTTTATTGCGGTCGTCACCCCTGCGGAGGGCGTCGAACCTGGTTACCTAGGGATTAAATATTTAAACGGTAACCCGGCCTTTACTCAGTCCTATCCGACAAATTGGACGAGCCAATATAACCCTGGCCCTCCCCTATACGAACCGGCGCCGAACCCGAACGGTTCGACCCAAACCGACGATATCGACGGGGACGGACTAGAAACCGATTACTTAGTTTACCCGCGTCTGGAATCAGAAACCCCGTACGATCTGTCCTTAAACGGGGGGCCGTTCTGCTTCCCTCCTGGGGCTATTTTCGGGATTCCGGTACCCTTAGACCCTAACATTAAATACCAACCTTTCTCAATCGATTTTGAGGCCCAAAACTTCCAATCCCGCGTCTATAACGAGGAATCCGGCGAATATGAGTTTTACCCCTTTGCCCAGGCGACGACGACCTACCGCCAGACCCAAAGCTTTAAGGTAACCCTCCTAATCGGCGAATGCTGCTGGAATGAGGGTACGGTTATCAAGGGGACGGTATTTTTTGCCAAGGCGCAGATTGATATGCAGCCAAACAAAACCGTCCAGGGGGACGAATGGGATTGGCAAGGCGCCTCGGGGGAAATGCCGGAAGGGCCTTACGACCAGGCCGGTTCCGCAGAATGGGAAATTACGATTGGGGATACCCTAGAATCCGAGGAGATCGAAATCCCCCTAAACGAGGGTAATTTCGTTACCTTTATTAACGATATTTGCGTTACCTCGGTTACCCCTCCCGCCTAACTTAGGGGGTTTGACTCCCGCGTTGGTCTATGGCGTCCCCGACGGTATCTTGGAAACGCGGCAGCACCTTTGCGGCCTCGGTAACTTATACCCCAGGAGCTGGCGACCCCTCGGACCTTGCGGGCGTTACGATCCTATGTTCCGTAATGGACCATCGGGAAAACCGTTACCCTCTGGTCGTTTCCCTCCTTCCGGGCAACCTGTCCTTTAATATCCTCTATACCGGCGATACCTCGGAATGGGCGGTCGGTACTGCGGCGCTGGATTACAAATGCCTGGAAAACGGGGTCGTATTCTATTCCACGACGGCCCGGTTTACAATCGATCCCCAGATTACCCTCTAATGGCAACCCTTACGACGACGATTCAGTATTCCGAACCCGCGGGGACGATTATTACCGCCCTGGGCGTTCCTGGTCCTTCCGGACCTGGCGTACCTGTCGGCGGGGCTGCGGGCCAGATTTTGGCGAAAATCGATAGCGCCGATTACAATACCCATTGGGTTACCCCCCAGGACGATTCGGCGATTTGGGGCCAGATCACCGGGGACATTGCCAATCAGCTCGACCTCTCGGCGGCGCTATCCCTTAAGCTCGACGTTTCGACGGCGGCCTCGACGTACCAGACCCTTTCGGGTATGTCTGCGTACCTTGCCAAAGCCGGAAATCTGGCGGGTCTTACCGATCTGGCTGCGGCCCGCGATAACCTCCAGCTTGGCGCCCTCAATTCTCCCGTTTTTGCCTCCGTTTCCATCCAAGGGTCGGGGTCCAACCTGTCCAACCTTACCCCGACGTCCCTTTCCCTTAATCAATCGGGTTTCGGCCAATTTACAATCAGCCCGTCGCAAGGTATTGTTTTCCCAGATTCTACGGTCCAGGTAACGGCCTATACCGGCGACAACGTGGTATCCTGGGGCGAGATTGACGGGCAAATTTCTAATCAAAGCGATCTGGCGACGGCTTTGGATAGCAAATATCCAACGTCTAACCCGTCCGGCTTTATTAATAGCTCGGCCTTGGCCCCATACTTGACCAGCGCCGATGCAGCCACGACGTACGCCATTACCGCCCGCGGGTTGCCAATCGGAGGCAATACGGCCCAGGTCCTTACCAAATCGAGCAACGTCGATTACGCCTCCACCTGGACGACCATTATCCCAGGGGATCGTTACCTTACCAGCTCGACGACGCCGAACACCGTTTCCAACGGCGCCAAAACCTTTGCGGTCCAAACCGGCCTTTCCTATACCCCGACCCAGGACGTAACGATTTCGTACGACTCCAATAACCATATGCACGCGGTGGTTACGTCGTACAATACCGCAACGGGTATCTTGGTCGTTAACGTCAATCACCATACCGGATCGGGGACGTATTCCTCTTGGGTCGTTAATGTCGGAGGTACGGTCCCGGCGCAGACGGTCGCCTGGGGTTCGATCACCGGGACAATTTCGTCGCAGCTGGACCTCCAGGAGCAGCTCGATACCAAGCTTAATACGGCGACCGCGGCGTCTACCTATTACCTCCAGACCAACCCGGCGGGTTTTATTACCAGCTCGGCCCTAGCGCCGTACCTCCTCGCCTCCACCGCGGCCTCAACGTACCTAACCCAGGCAAACGCCGCCTCGACGTACTTTACGATCTCGTCGGCCGCGGGTAAGGCAAACCTGTCGGGGGCGACGTTTACCGGCAAGATTAACCTGGCGACGATTAATGCCGCAAGCCCCAGCTTTAACCTCGGCGGGCAATGCGATTCTGCTCCTGCGTCTGCCACAAACGGGGACGTCTGGGTTTCTAATGCTGCCTCCCCTAAATTAACCTACCGGGCCGGAGGTATTAATTTCAACGTCCCCGTCCTAAATCAATTCAACACGTTTACGGGGCAAATGGTCATAAATACGACCTCAACCTCGGTCCCGGCGCTGGACATTACGCAAAGCGGCGCTGGCGGCGGGCTTAGGATTACCAATAACGGAATTGGGAATACGATCTACGTCGACAATGGAACGCCGGACGTCCCGTTTGCGGTTGGGGCCGACGGAAAGGTCGGCATCGGCGTCGCCCCGGATGCGAACGCGGCGCTAAAAGTTGACGGTAACGGAATTATGTTCGGCGATGGCACTACGCAATACACCGCGGCAGGTTCCCCGGGATCAATTCCCAATAATCCTAGCCTAGAAAAGATTTGGTTTATTTTTAATTATTTTAACTACATTACGTCTTGGTCTTACGATTCTATTTACAATCAGACGACGGTTTACCATACGGGTCCAGATTCGGCAATTCGTAGTTTCTCAAATGGATTTTACCTTACCGACGGAAATTATACGTTTGGGTTGAATAACAACGAAACTCCCGGGGTAATTATTTGGAACGGTGACATTACTGATGGGGGTCTCGGACGAAATTTATATGTGAAAAACGGAGATTCATTCCTTCAGCAAATTACTAAGTATTTTAACTAAAATGATCCTCGCCATACTCTCCTTTATCGCCGGCCTGGTCACGGGTCTGCTAATTATGCGAAAGCATAAGGCGGCCTCCGATTCCCTGGAATCCAAGGGCCGCAAGCTGCTGGATATCCTTAAGGGACGTTAACCGATCTCCAGACGCCTCCCGCGTTAATTACCCTTATGCTAATTAACGTCGCCCGCGTTTGCCTACCTCCGTTCGTCTTGGCCCTCCTCTTGGGTTGCCGGTCGAACAAGGAACCCGCCCAGGAACCCGTCGTCGTCCAGCCCTCGGTATCCCAAGGCGCCCTCCAGACGGTCGGCGAGAAGATCGACAAGGCCGACAGTAGGGTCGCCGCCGCGGTAACCGTTGCGGTCGAGAATAAGGAAAACCCCAAGGTCGTCGAGGCCGAGGGTAAGCTGGCCCTCTCATACCTCCCGGTCCCCTCCGAGGGCGATCTGGCGTTTGCCCGCCAACGTGCCGCAGCCAAGGACGGCGAAAAGGCGTACCGCGACCAGGCGTCCTTTGCCAAGGAATTCCTCGCCAAGATCGACGCAGATTGGAAAGCCGCCGAGGCCCAATCCAAGCGCAACGCCTCGGACCTGGCCGCCGCCCTTACCAAGGTTAACCAGCTGGAGGCAAAAGTTAAGGCCGTCCAAACCGAGGCCGACGAGAAAATCCGTAAGATCGAGGCCGAATCGTCCCGGAATATCTGGAGTCTAACCGGCGCCGCGTTGGCGGTCCTGGGGGCGGTCGCCTCGGCCTTTGTCGGTTTCCGCGTCGGCGGGGTAATCCTCCTATGCGGGGTCCTATGCGGGTCGGTCCCCTTTGTATACGGTTCGACGTACTTCCCTTGGGTTGCGGGGCTTACCCTAGCGGGGGCGGGCGGGTTGGGCCTATGGCGCCTTTACGATTACGTCCGCGATCTCAACGCAGCCAAGGGGGTTCCCCCTTCCGACGATGCCTCCCCGACGCCCTAAAGTTATAACCCGGAAGCTCGGGAGGGAAAGGGCCTGGGGCCAATGTCATTACGACCCGACCTCCCCGACCGTGGAAATCGACCCACGCCTTGGGGCCAAACGAAAATTGGAGGTCCTTATCCACGAGGCCGTCCATTTGTTTTTCGGCCCCGATCTGCCGGAGTCTAAAGTAGATGCAGCGGGTAAATATATCCGCGACGTCCTATGGTCCCAGAATTACCGCCAGGTCCTTTTAGAAGCTAACGCCAAACCCCCTCGCATTACTTGAGCGCCTCGCCCGTCAATCCCGAGGAGGTCCCCCAGGAGGTCCGCGACGGTTTGGTCGCATCGGTCCTCGGGGCGTTGGCGATGGCCGGTCGCCTCCTCCTTTCCGAAACTCCCGTATCGCCTGGATGGGTCGCCCGTCGAATTCTCGCCGCGGCGATCACCGCGCTATTCGTCGGATTCTACGCCCAGGACAGTATCGCCTCGGTACCCTTGCGATATTCGGTCGTCGGCGCAGCGGGTTACGCGGCCCCGGAATGTTTGGACGCATTGCTACGGGCAATAAAGAAACGAGCCGAGGCCGAGGTCGGCAAGGCGGTCGGAATTAAGGCGACGAAAAATCCGAATGCGAAACGAGGAGCAAAAAAGAAACGGTGATCGAAACCTGTTGGTCGTCGTCTGCGTCGTCGTCGTGTCTGCTGCGGTCGTCGCCGTAACGACGTCTTGGATTTGTTCGTACGTCCTCGACGGGTTCGCATCGTCTGAGACGATGGTCCTCCTTATTACCGACGCGGGTTTGAAATCAGACGACGCAAAGCTGGACAGACAATTAACGACGGCGACCCTGGCGTTGCGTACTTGCCGCGATCTGGGAATGGCCCTCGCCGTCGGTTGCGCTATGGTCGGCGTGGCCGTCGGTTTCCGAATCTGGCGGGGTCGGGGCGGGTAACTATATAGGAGGAGGTCCGGGCG